GAGACAGAGTTCTCGGCGCAGGATGCCGCCGAGGGCCTCACGCTGCTCGCGACCGCGGGACTTTCCGCCGAGGCCGCGATTGCCGCGCTCCCCAAGGTCGTCAACTTCGCGACCGCGAGCAAAGTCGAGTTCGCGCGCGCGAGCGACATTGCTAACGACGCGATGGGCGCGTTTAGCCTCACGTCCAAGGACGCAACGAAAAACGCCGCGAACATGACGCGCGTGATGGATGTTCTCACGCGCGCTGCGGCTGACTCGACAACCAACGTCGAGGAACTATTCGAAGCGGTCAAGGTCGGCGGCCCGCTGGCAAAGACGGCGGGCGTCTCGCTCGAGCAATTCGTCGCTTACACCGAGACGCTCGCGAGCACCGGTGTAAAGGGCGCCGAGGCGGGCACGGCGATCCGTAACATGTTCCTCGAACTCGGTGCGCCGAGCACCGCCGCAGCAAAGGGCATGGCTCACCTCGGGGTCAAGCTCGCCAAGACTAAGAGCGGCGCAATCGACATGACGGCGACGATCGAGCGGTTCTCGAAAGCGACCGGAAAAATGACTAAGGCGCAGAAGATCCAGGCGCTCGGCGCGGTCTTTGGCGCACGCACGATCGGGCCCTTCATCGCCCTCATGGACGCAGGCGCGGGCAAGATCGGCGAGTATAAAACGGCGCTCGACGGCGCCGCCGGCACGACCGAGGGAATGGCCAAGCTGCTCAGCGCTGACATGCTCGGGGCGCTGCGGAATTTCTCCTCGCTGATCGACGGGGTGAAGCTCGACGTATTCACGGCGATCCGCCCGATCCTGATGGATCTGGTCAAGGGCACGAGCGAATGGGTGACCGCAAACCGTGAGCTGATCAAAACGAAAGCCGCCGAGTGGCTCGCCACGTTCCGCGACAACCTCCCCAAGATTTGGGACTGGACGGTGAGGATCTCGACGGCCTTTGCCGGATGGCTGGTGTTTGCCGCGACGGTCAAGGCGATCAACTTTGCGATCCTCGGTTACGAGGCGGCGACGAAACTCGCGGCCGCGGCGAGTTGGCTTTGGACCGCAGCGACGGACGCGAACATTGTTTCGAACGGCCTGCTCGCGGCCGAGATCGTCGCCTACCGGATCGCGCAATGGGCGTCGCGCGCCGCGACGGTCGCCGTCACCGCGGCGACGTGGCTCTATGAAGCCGCACTCTGGGCGGGACAAGTCGGCACCGCAGAATTTACCTTTGCGCAAGTAGCTTCCAAGGTCGCGCAGTGGGCGTCGCGCGCCGCGACGGTCGCGGTCACCGCGGCGACGTGGCTCTATGAGACGGCGGTGTGGGCCGCACAACTTGCCACTACGGAATTCACCGTTGCGGCGGTGGCTTCCAAGGTCGCGCAATGGGCATCGCAGGCGGCGACGTGGGCCGCGAACGCGGCCCAAACGGCCTACGCGGTCGTGGTGGGCGGCTCCTCCGGAGCGCTCGGGATCTTCAGCGGCGCAGCCTGGGCGAGCGTCACCGCGATCGGCGCGCAGGCGGCAGCGCTCGCCCCCTTCATTCTCACGCTCGGCGCCGCGGCCGCGGCCGTGCTCGCGCTCTATGCCGCGTGGAATCAGTGGAGCAAGCTCGATGCGTCGCTCTCGGGCTCGGGCGGGATCACGGGCACGGTCGGCAAGATGATCGATATGGGCACGTTCGATCCGTTCGCGGCGCACGATGCCGCGATGAATGAGCAGGCGGCCAAGGATCGCGACGCGCGCAACGCGCCGCAGGTCGTCTCGCCGCAAGCCCGCGCCGCATCCGAGAACGCGGAGGCCTCGGCAAACGCGAGCGTCAACGGCACGATCACCGTCGCGCCGGCGCCCGGTTCAAAGGCCTCTGTGAAAAGCAAGTCGGGCTCGGTGCCGTTGCGCGTGCAACCCTCGGGGGCGTTTTGAGTTGGATCGATCGGCTCGCCGAGGCGGCATACACCTCGCCCAAAGGCACGCGGCAAACCTTCCAATTCGAGGACGTTTCGAAGGAGGTAGACAAGCGCACCGCGGCCTTCAGTTTCCCGGGCGTCGATGGGACCTACGTCCAGGACAACGGGCAGAGCGAGCGCCGCTATCCGTTGCGCTGCATTTTCACCGGCGCCGATTGCGACCAGGCCGCGGAGGCGTTCGAGGCGCTGCTGCTCGAGCGCGGGCAAGGCAGCCTAGAGCATCCGCTCTATGGCAAAAAAAACGTCGTGCCCTTCGGAACGATCACGCGCCGCGACGACCTCACGAACGCCGCGAATCAGGCGATCATCGAGGTGACGTTCTGGAGCACGATCGGCGCGATCTATCCGTCCAGTGGATTCAGCGCAAAGGGGGCACTCGTCCAGTCGCTCAGCAAGTCATCCGAGAAAGTCGCGCACTCGTTCTCGAAAGCAATGAAGCTCAACACCGAGGCGCGGCGCGCATCGTCGAAACTCTCGGTGCGCGAGGGGCTCCGCAACATTCAGGCGGCGTTGCAAAGCGTCGCCTCCGCGAGCGATGCGGTGAATCGCGAGTTCCGCCGAATCCAAAGCGATATCAACTTCGGGATCGATGTGCTGATCGGGCAACCGCTGCTGCTCGCGCGGCAGCTCATGAACCTCGCGACCCTGCCCGCTCGCGCGCTCGCGGGCATCGCGTCGCGGCTCGAGGCCTACGCGAATCTCCTCGATCGCATGGTGGCCTCGTCGAGGACCTCGCCCGCCGACGTATCGGTGATCCCAGCGCTGCGCGTGCGGCGTCAGAATGACTTTCAGTTGTCGAGCTTGCTCGCCTCGGCGGCGGTGACCGGTTCAGTGAGCTCGGTGAACGAGAACACTTTCACGGCCAAACCCGAGGCGCTCGCCGCGGCCGAGGCGATCATCGCGCAGATCGAAACGCTGACCGCCTGGAGTGATCAGCGTTACGACGATCAGGAGCAAATCGACGTGGGCGAGGGCTACCAGGCGCTGCAGGAAACGACCGCGCTCGCGGTGGGGTTCCTCGTCGAAATCAGTTTCTCGCTCGTGCCCGAGCGCGCGATCGTGCTCGACCGCCCGCGCAACATTGTCGAGCTCGCTGCCGAGATCTACGGCTCGATCGATGATCGCCTCGACTTCCTCATCTCGACAAACAAGCTGACCGGCTCCGGGATCATTGAGCTGCCGCGAGGGCGGCGCATTGTCTACTATGCCTGAAAAGGTATCCGTCCAGCACATCGACGGCCGCCGCTTCGGCGAGTGGTCTGAGATTGATCTCTCGATCGGAATCGATAGCTACCGCTGCGCCTCCCTCAGCGGACCGTGGGATCCCGACCGGAAGGAACTGCGCACGGCGTTCGAGCCGCTCTCGTTCCCGCCGGTCACCGTCGAGATCGGCGACGAGCTGTTTCTAACGGGCCACGCGCAAGACGTCGCGCCGAGTGTAGACGCGACGCAATCCACGGTAGGGGTCACCGCCTATTCAACGGCGTATTGGCTCACCGAGATCTGTGCGCCCGCTGATGAGCCACCGTGGGAATTCAACGGCCTCGATCTCAAACAGATCGCGTTTGTCGTGGCGGGTCACTCGCTCACCCTGGTTGTCAACATCGACGGCCCGCCGGGCGCCAAGTTTCACCGCGTCAAGTGCGAGCGCGATGCCGAGTTGCATGGGTTCCTCGCCGAGCTCGCGCTCCAGCGGGGTTTCGTGGTGACCGATACGGCGAGCGGCGATCTGCTCTTTCGAAGCGAGGGCCCTACGGGCTCGCCCGTCGCACGTCTGAAGGGGCAGCCGCTCGGCAAAGTGTCGGCGCAATTCCAGCCGGGTCGTTGGTTCTCGCACATCACCGGGCGCGCGTGCAAACGCGCGGGCACGCAGGACGGATCGAAGTACACGCAGCTTAACAAGCTCTATCGCTCGTTCTATCCGCGACACCATTGCGCCAGCGTCGGCGACACCGGGTCGGCGGACGTGCCTCGCGCGACAAAGGCCATGGTGGGGCGCATGGTCGCGAGCGTCGCGACGTACACCGTCGAGGACCTGCCGACCTGGCGCGATCCATCGGGCAAGCTGTGGCAACCCAACACCACGATCATGATCACCGCGCCGGGCGCGATGATCTACAAAGAGACCGA